CAAAGAAGGATGAATCATCGATTTGTTTGAGACACTTTGTCAAATTGTTGCTGTAAAGCATTTATAAATTTTTGCATTCTACTTTTGGTTATAATCACACTTGAGACACATTCTGCATCAATTTCAGCAGGTGGTTCTCCTGATCCGAGATAAACTTCAGGCTTAAGCTCAAAAAACGAAACCCTGAATTCATCTTCTATAAACTGAACAGTCATATTGGAAGCAAAACGCGTAATTAGACTATCTGGTGTCTTGTATTTAATCTTCAAGGCTACTAATTCTTTTGTCTCATCCGGGGTTGTTTCTTTAATATCTTTTGCTTTAGCCATTAGATCCACTCATCATTCTAATAGTTGAAGCACCAGTGGTAGAAGATAGATCCATCCTTACGGGTAGGGGTGTCTTGGAAGGAATGTTTAGCTCGATTTCCATACCACTTATTTCAGCTATATTACGTACTAATTTTACTGATTCTATATCGGTATCTTCTCTCCTCTTATATTGAGCGATTACATCTTCCACTGGTTCTATAGTAACCCTTAACCTTGCGCCTAGAGCTTCGGCAACACGGAATAATGTTGTAAAGCTCCATGACGAGTATTCAGCTTGTTCAACTCGAGAAATAGCAGACTGCTTCATACCTGATTTATTTGCAAGGTCACTTTGGCGCAGTTTTCTTTTTTCTCGCAATCCCCTTATACTCATTGCGATAATATCTTGTACCTGACCTCTAAAAAATCGGTTCCTGAAACCTTCATCTTTTTCGAGTTTTTCTGCAATACTTAATTTAATGGGTGTAATTAAGGGCATCTAATATATCCTCCTCATTTTTTATTTTATCTCTTGTTTTCTTAGCTTGTGTAATACGCTTTGCTTGAAATTTTTTATCCTTCTTATAAAAAGCATCAACAAATATTATTTTTTCACCTTTCCCAAAATAAAATAGAAGCCTTGCCTGATTATTTCTTGCTACTGCCAATAGTTCAAACAGACCATAGCCTAAAGGCGCAGTAACCGGTCGCTCGCAATTATTTCCATTTTCAAGTAATAAGTCTAGTCTGCTCATGAGCTTTTCTTTCATTGCTTCATCACACTGATCGAGAAACAAAGATACTACGTTACGATACTCCCAAAATGTCCAAGCGCACATACATTATCTCAATATTGTGATATTGTCAACAGGAATACCTTGTGTGCATATCACGATATTGTTATATCCTCCATATGTAATAACATGTAAATTTTTGCAACGAATATTTATATAAAGTATAGGTAAAAATAAATGAGAAGGGAATTGATTTCTTGCTTGACTTTCCTTAAGCGGTCAAGCCTAGCGGTCATTATGAACAGGAGGTCAATTAAGGAAAAAGCTCGAATTCTCCATTGTCTGGTAGAGGGAAACAGCATCCAGGCAACATCCAGAATGACAGGAGCCTCTAAAAGCACGGTTGCAAAGCTCCTTGTGGATGTGGGACAAGCGTGTGGAGAGTACCAGAATGAAGCTCTTAGAAACCTTACCTATGAGCGTATTCAGGTAGGTGAAATCTGCTCTTTTTGCTACTCAAAAGAAAAGAATCTGCCTGAGGAGAAAAAGGGCATATTGGGCTATGGGGATGTATGGACGTGGACGGCTATTTGCGCCGATACAAAACTTGTTCCTTCATGGCTCATTGGTGGCAGGGATGCTGATTACGCTAATATCTTCATGCATGATCTAGCTTCTAGGTTGGCTAATAAAATTCAGCTAACCTCCGATGGGCATGGAGCATACCTTCAAGCCGTTGAAAATGCCTTTGGGGAGAATATTGACTACGCCCAACTTATAAAAATGTACGGAGCGTCACCTGAACAGCCTGAAAAACGATATAGCTCCGCTGGTATTATTGGAGCTAGAAAAGAAGCTGTAACCGGTACACCTGATAAAAGGGAAATTTCGACAAGCTATGTGGAAAGAAACAATCTCACTATGAGAATGAGTATGCGCCGATTCACGAGACTAACAAATGGATTCTCGAAAAAGATTGAAAATCTTGAACACGCCGTTGCTCTACACTTTATGCATTACAATTTTGTCCGAATTCATAAGAGTCTTAGAGAGACCCCTGCAATGGCGGCAGGAGTGACAGATACGCTAATGACTATAGAAGATATTGCGAGGTTGGCAGAATGATTGAAACTGACCCACTACCTAAAAAAGTAACCCCTTGACACATCCCCCTGAATAGGGGATACTGTGGCGTATGGGAAATAAAGAGAAGAGCCTTTATGGGGTGTGCATTGAATTCAGGAATGCCATATTAGGGCTTCGTGACGCAGTGGTCGAAGGCTTAGGCGTACGAGCTTTAATGAATAGAATGGTTGCAGGGTCGAACAAGTCGAACCCATTCCCATCGGATTACGACAGGGCGAAAGAAATACTGAGTATAGCATCACTCACTAACCGAGGCATCATCTCATCAATTGGTATTTATGCTGAGGTCTATAATAATGCGCCTACCGAAGCCCCATCCTTGACCGCCAAAGAGTGCGAGGCACTATCAATGGTAACCCAGTTTTCATACACAGAAATCAAGGCAGTATTTTATGCGCATAAATTGGGAGGCATGTTGTGGAAAAGCTATACCAAGTAAAGATTGCATCCGGCGATATCATTGCGGAAACTCACTCTTGGCAAGAAGCCGAGGAGGTAGTGAAAACCAAACTATCTAAGCGTCCGATAGGGTCACGGCTTTACATAACTACCGTGCCATTAATGGATTTCTACACTTACGAGAAGATGGCTTGCGGTGTGCGTGAATGCTCGACACCGCCAGTAGGCGCAAACTTTTAAGATCCAAGAAAGGGAAAAATGAAAATTGATTATAAATCTATCGTCCTTAAATTCATCTACGAATTAACAAACCATACCTACGTCGAAGATTCATTGGGCGAGATTGACTCTGTTATGAAGCAGATAGATTCAGGGTATGATGTTAAGAGCTTTCCCGGAGAGGATTATATTTCCGAATTGAGGCAATATCTAAAGAGAGCGCACGAATTGATGACCCCGAAATGCTCGATAACGGGATGCGAGGAGAAAGCAATCAGGGGGGTAATAAGTCATCCCAGCCTCAAACCTGAAAACATAGATTTCACCAATTCTGAGCCTGTAGAGCATGTAGCCGTAACAAAGTACGCATGTGAAGAACACTTAAGTTCTCTGGAGATAGAATAAGATGGCTTGGCAGATAACGATGAGTGAGAAAGAGGTGAACGAGTCCTGCCGGTTTGACGCAGAGGAGTGTCTCTCGGCACCGTGGAGAGGGAGCTTTTGCTCGGCTTATATTATCCAGTTTGGCTACAATCCCCTGCTTAAATACAAGCAACGTAAAATCTTACTAAACTTCCTTCATCGTGCCGAGTATGCGGAGCTAAAAAACCCTGATCGTTCCGCCGACATTTTTGAGATCAGGAGGGAAGTAGTAAGAGTTGTGAAAGAGCGTATCATGACCGGCGAAGGTAGCATTTAAGCAAAGGAGAGATCGTGGAAGATATTCTATTTAGACAAATTGCCCAGAATCGGACATCCGGTTTTTACCCGCACGGGATAAAAGAACCGCCCCCGCTTTTCACTGAATCGCAATTAAAGCAAGGAGAGGTGCTGAGGCTTCTCATGAACAGGTCGGTAAAGAGCAGGAAGGCGAGATGAAGCAAGTGAAGAGAGCTAAGACGTGTGGTAATTGTAGGTGGTGGCAAACACTAAGAGATTTCGAGCCAGGGGTAAGTAGGCACTCCACGGATACTACTGGCGGTGTTTGTCGGCGTTTATCTCCTGAGGCTATATCCGATGTTTACAGAGCGTGGCCTGGCACACAGATAACCGACTGGTGCGGTGAATGGAAAATGACAGAGGAGGCAGAAGCCGAGGCAAGGAAGGTGGTTACCAGATGAATAAAGTATTCGTGGTTTATCTTGCATTTCCAGCAACAGGCATAACCTTAAACGACTTTATCCCAATCAAGGAGGCGATAGACTGGGATAAGCCTATATCTAATGGAGTGGCAACAGGGGAAGTAGAAAAAAAGATAGGGGAATCGCATAAAGAAGGAGTTACGATCTTGCTATTAAGCTGGCAGAGATTTGAAGATGAGGAAGACAGCAAGGAGACGATGATATGACGGAAGAGAAAATCGGGGAAACCTGCAAACACCAGAAGCGCGAGAATGAACATATTTCAGTGTGCGGAAAATCTTCAAAGATACTGAAAATGATTTGCTTCGATGATGTCACTTGCTCTATCCGTGGGTTCCTCTGGGAGTCCAAGGAGGCGTTAGATGGCTGATAAATTGAATAACAAAGAGACGATAAGCGAGAATGAGTTAGCGTCCATAGGCATAACTCTTTGCAATCCCGACTTAAAGGAAGATGCGGTCGCTAGAGTTAATGTCGTGATTCTCGATAAGCTCGTAACGACCATTCGGAAACAACAGGAAGAGTTAGAAAAGGTGAAGGGACTAGAAAATCACGATATTAAATTCACAGCCATGAACATAGTGAACCAGTTATTTGATGAAGCGGGAACATTTAAATCTATTAAAGATCGGCAGAATGCAAATGACAACGCCACTGATTTCGTGGAAGTTCTCTTGAGAGTCGAGATTAAAAAGCAAGTCGGTGATGCTCAAGCCCAGATCGGCAGGCTAAAGAGCGAGAACGCCAAGTTGACCTCCACTATCCGAGAGCTACAGGGAGAAGTCAAAAGACAAGTCATAGACAGGCAACAGAAACAGTCCAAGATTAATCATTTGGAGCAGAATTTATCCGACTCGTATAACGATATACAATGTCTCCAAGAAAAGATCGCCCACCTTAAACGCATCATGCCAAAGATCAATAAAACTTGTAAGCATTCTTCGCCGCTAGATGATTTCGATGCCAGCGAATGCGCAGTTGATTCAGATAAATGCTTTGGAGAAGAGTTGTGTTGCCGTAACGACAAATGGGGGCTGAAAGATTAATGCATAAGCCTGCCGGATCCCCCATACGCCACCGTCCTCCATTCGTGCCACTTGCGCAAAAGAAACCTTTGAGCGATACGGAGAAGACATGGGAGATGGCAATGGGAAGGCTCCACGAATCAATCAAATATAAATGCAAACAGTTTGTTGAACAGATCGGAGAAGAAAGCCACTAATGCCAGAGAAAAAAGTTAGAACAGATTTTTATGTGACTCAGAAGCAGTTCAAAGAAGTATCGGCATACGCCAAAAAGAACGAGATTAACAACTCAGAGGCGTTCAGGCGCATGATCGATGCGTTCTTTGAGAAGAGGATGAAGCAAAAGTAATGGAATCAATAAAGCTCGTAGACGGAGTGCCGACACGGGTAGATACTAGATGGATATTCTGGGGGTATGCCACGCCCCCTGTTAAAGCCCCCGACCTGTTTCAGTGGTATTTCAGGATGTCCGAGAAACCTCCTGCGTTTAGGCGGTTGCAATTATATAGCGGAGACGAGCTACTAGATGAAGACTTTTCCCAGTTTGCCGACAATGTAGATAAGGCATGGGTGAATCCGCTCACAGGAGTAGCAGAGCTAACGATAAAAGGTGGAGATGTAGAGATATTTTACAAGATAAACTGACAGGAGGAAAGAAGAGATGGAAGCTGATTACTCTAGATGTTCGATGCTAGGATGCACCGAAAAACCTGTTAGCGGTAGAGTGGGTGAGATTCCCCACAGTGGATTCGACTACCCTATTCCTAAGCCGCATATCATTAATCTCAAGGTGAAAGGAATTTATCTGTGCGAAAAGCATTCTCAATGCCGCATAGACTCAACTGTATACAAAATAGTAAAAATAGAACCGCATCAAGATAAGGTGGGCGAAGCTCCCGTACCTATTCAGTACATGGTTACTGTTGATACAAGCCCTTCCACCCGACTCTCGTTTGGGCGAATCCTTGTAACGGAGTGGGGTGCGTGGAAATTTGAAGTATTGCTCACTCGCGCAGCCATGCCGATGACATCCACAGCGGAGGATACTGCCACCTTTCAGACCATATCAAAGTTTGAGCCATCCAACGAGGTCAAGGAGGTTGCACAGGATGGGAAAGAAGCGATAATCCCATTGCCGGAAGACTTTGACCCGTCTATATTTATGCCCCAGCCTCTCACCATCGCCGTAGATAAGCGCAACAAGCCACCAGAAGCAGAAGTTGCGAGAGAAAATAGGATCTATTGCAATGAGTGTGAGTTCTGTACTGAAAAGCCACGCAGCGGGCTTGCCGTCTTCAGACCTTACGCCCCGAATTGTCTGCACGTTTTAAACGTGACGGAGAGGCAGGCTTTCTTAGCCGTAATGTACCAGCTAATCAAGCGTCCAAAAGATATCAACAGGGATAACGATTGCCAGTGGTTCGTCAAGAAGCGTGGCTTTATTGCTCGGCTGTTCAAGGGTTTCCACAAAGATCGTATAGGCAGCGGCGAAAAGATATATCTACCAGAGTGGGATAGCCCACCACCGAGAAAGCTTGCCAACAAGTCACCCGTCAAAATATCTTTCTTCACGTCCCTCTGTAAAGTGAACGGGATAGAGTGTGAAGCCATTGCGGTAGAAGAAAGTGCTGACAGAAGAGGGCGATTGATAACTGTCAAGGGACACATCCATATTAGTTACAGAGAAGAGTACCGAGTGGAATACATGGGGAAAGCCTTCTTAGCTGAATGCGAGCATTACGCCACGGGCTACGGTTTAACAGAAGGGATAACCAGCGAAATGAAATTAAGAGAAAAGCTAGGAACGCAGGGAGGCATACGCCTTGTTGATTGACCGGCGATAAGGTATATTCTCTGAATGGACATGGTTAAAGAGTTCGTCTCTTTTTGTAGAGAGCTAGGAATTGTATTCAGTATTCCTGTTGTGCTTATTGTATTTGTATGCACCTCAACAACCTTTAAGAACCTCGAAGGCACGAAAAGTTATGCAGAGAAGCACCGAGCATACATACCTTTCATATTCGGGATATCGACACAATTGTTATTCGATGCGAGCTACAAAGAGGTGGGAGTATCTTCTGCGTGGAATGGGATCATGGCTACCGTTGTAGCGGTGCTAGTTCATTCGCCTCTGGAGGCGGGACTTAAAAAAATCGGGATAAAGCTGTGAAAAACAAGACAAAGAAAACAATCCGATTCTGGGAAGCGTTTACGGGCTCTTCCATAGGGAAAGGGGCAAGGGAGCAAATCGAAAGGTTGAAGCGCAACCACAAAAAGCGGATACAAGAGACAAGGGCAAAGAGATGATCTACACGCTAGGATACGCCCCTGCTTACATCCCTAGCTATCACGAGGGTGTAATTCTTTCCTTGCGAGTCCATGCAAAATGTATGATAATGTTCGGTAATTATGGATTCAATACATACATGGCAGATTAAATGAACTGGAAGTTCTGGGAAAAATCTACCCCTATCGCACAGGAATCCAAGTCGCACGATTACTTTAATATCTTTGAATATCTCTCAAGAACAGGTTGGGGGCGCATTACCGCCTTTCAATCCCTGCGCTATTACGAGCAAATATCACCGGTCGCCACCGGCATTGATCGAGTTGTAGACGAATTCAAGGCGTTACAGCCAAGCATCTTTGATACAAAGACCCGCCAGTACGAACCGGACCATCCAATGGTTACATTCTTGAAGCGTCCCAACGCCTCGCAATCAGGGGCTGATTTCTTTAAAGCATACGGCGTATATTATGAGGCTGCTGGAGAGGTGTATCTCGTTGCTACCGGCAACCCGAATCGCCCACCTCTTGAACTAACGATTGTACCGCCTCAGTTTGTATCGATCGGTATGGGTACAGACGGGTTCCCAGATAAGTACACTGTAAGCACAGGATCGAATCAGACCCCGACCACGTTCACGCGTAAAGAAGATAAAACGGGGTTGCGATATTTCAATGGTGCGGATAGAGAGATATGGCATGTCAAGGATTTCAACCCCAACGCATCGTCCAGTAATTTCCATGGGGCAAGCACCCTGAATGCGATTTACTACGAGATCGAACAGCACCTTTATAGCAGTAAACACAATCTATCATTGCTTAAAAAAGGCGGCAGGGTCGTAGGGGCTATAACTACGGAAGGTGTCCTTGACGACAAGGAATTCGATAGGCTCAAGCGAGAGATCGATACCGTGATAAAAGGCGCAGATAACGCAGGCTCTATACCGTTGCTTGAGGGCGGTACAAAGTTCGAGGGAATGGGTACATCTAACCGTGATATGGATTTCCTTAAACTCAAGCAAGATGTAGGGCAAAGCATTTTTGGGCGTTTAAAGATACCGCTACCTCTTGTGACACCCGACAAGATGACACTATCGAACTACAGCACGGCAATCATAGCCTTGTATGATGATGCCGTTATCCCCCTCTCGAAGAAGATGTACGGGGAGATCACGCTATTCATCGGACCGAGATTTAAGCTTGAAGACACTGAAACGCTATCGACAGACCCTGCTACTATCTCAGCATTAGAGCCTAGACGGTTAAAGAACCTTGCGTTGATAAACAAGCTGTATATCACATCTGATAACGAGCAACGTGGACAACTAGGGCGTGAAAGTCGAGAGGGTGGAGATACTATTTACAAGCCTACAAACTTAGTTGCCGATGGTCAGGATAGCGACACAACGGGTAACAGGGATAAGCCAGCAACTCGGAAAACATTTATCGAGATAGTGCGAGAGCAAAAAGACGCAGACGGCAAGCAGCTTTATACCGATAAGCAGATCGAAGCCTTTGCCGATACCGAGGGGTTAGTCAAGGAAGAAGTCAAATAATTAACGGGTGACATCGTTAAAACAGTAGTAGCAGAAGGAGTAACGGAAAATGATTTTAAAAATTGGAACGAAGCATGGGTTCCGGTATTGCGATGAACTCGATGCGGTTCATGTAAAGCAAGGCTATAAGATCGTAGATCGAGGGAAAGAGACGATGCATTTCTTTGATGAAAATACCGGCGATAAAGTTGGTATGTGGGATGTGTGTCTCGATACCGAAGACCCTAAAAAGGTTTTTGTTGTGGTGTCGGCAAGGCAAAGATCAACCGGCGCACATAAAACGTTTATCTTTGATACGGGCGGTTATCTGATGGCAGATAACGGGGAAACAATACAGCACCTTTAATTAAGTAGCGTGTCACCCGTTACAACTGACAGAGAAGGAGTAGGACATGAAAGATACGGAAGACAAGAAAGCGTCAACCCTCGGAGTCAACAGAGAGCGTTTCGGGAAATTTGAGATACCTTCACACTCGATACATCAAGGCGGGTGGTCGGAGATGATGGCATTAATGGAAGATGTCCTTGTTGTTCGGTGCGAATATCTTTATCACAACGACTGCTTGAGCTATACTGCCATGAGTCCTCATTTTGACGAAGGCGGCGAGGGTAAGGGTGTGCCTGATTATCACCCGATATTAACGAAGCATAAAGATGATACCTATACCGTTAAATGGGAAAGGGAAGAGTAATGACTGTCAGTGAGACCGGAATAAAAATACTGTTTGCCTCCTTGGCCGCGATAGCGATTCTTGCACCTTTCGGTATAGCGCATTTCCTTGTCATCGAGATAGAAGAAGCTGGCGGCATAGGTCAACTGATAGGAAATTTTAAAGGAGAAGTCCACCAAGGAATGGTGGCGATAGATGAAAAAGATTAACACATTACAAGGAGATTGCAATGAAGAAGTTATGGTACGTTGGTAAATGGTTGGAATGTGCATCGTGCAAAAGTAGCACGGAGATGCAGGGGCTTTATGATGATGAAAAACTGGCGGTAGCCTCGTGCGTTAAGGAAAGTTATTTTGTTGTAGAATTCAATGCGAATGAACCTCTGCCAGATGAAACAGTCTTTAATCTTGTCGCATGGTATCCTATGACGGAAACCAAGGAAAAGGGGATAAAGAGGATGGCGCAACTCGCCGAGAAAAGCGGAAAGGCTTTGTGGTAAATAGATGACATGTATAGTAGCGTGCAAGGATAGTAATGGTGACATCTGGATGGGGGGGGATAGTGCTGGCTCTCAAGGCACTACCCTCACCACGCTCAGAGAACCTAAAGTATTTACTGTAAAAAATAAATTTATAATCGGGGGTACTGGTCATCCAAGAGCAAGTCAACTCCTTAAGTACAGATTGAAGGCTCCGACTCAGAAGCCCGGTCAGGCTGACCACGAATACATGTGTACTGATTTTGTAGACGCAATCAGAAAGTGCTTGTTTGAGGGTGGGTACGCTACAAAAAGCAACGAAGCAGAAGAAGGTGGTAACTTTTTAGTTGGGTACAAAAGTAATATATATGAGGTCGAGAAAAACTTTCAAATCATTCAGCGAGTCCATGACTATGATGCGATTGGTTGCGGTGAGTCCTTCGCATTAGGGGCGATAAGTGCCGTGATGGATGTCGGTACATGCGACTATGACTCGGAACAAATAGTGGAGGCTGGATTAGATGCGGCAAAAACTTTCTCACCCCAAGTCCAAGAGCCATTCCATATCATTAAGCTAAAGGCAGGCAAGAGAAAGGGATAAGAATGCCAACTCCTTTTGCCATCCGCCAACTCGCCAAGAAGCTACGTCTTGAAGCCTCGGTTATTCCAAGGCTCAATAAATTTTTCCGTGAAATAGCTAGCACCATTCGACCCGTATGGAACTCCACGGGGCGAGTGCCAGACGTATCGGTTTTTCAGGATGAGCTTATGAAGTTACTCGCCGATCATTACGACCGTGTGGCAAAAGCTTTTCATAAAGACGCACTTGATGAGTTCAAGAAAAGCCTGCCTGCTGATATGGAATTAAAACAAGATGCGGAAGAGGCTGTAGACGAATCGGCTGACAAGATAGATGAAATGTTGCTACTCTTGATCGCCGCAAGGGCAAGCACTCATGCTGGGATTATTCTCAATACCGTACAGGGAGAACTCGATACATCGGTCGAGGCAACCGTCAAGAAAGCCGGTAAAGAAGGGGTGATATTGTCTTCCCGTGAACATGGCAGGCGAATAGAGCAGGATTTCGAAGGCAGGATACAAGGTAAATCTAATCTTATCGCTATGACAGAAACGCAGGGCATGGCAGAGGATACAAAACTCACAGAGGCAGAGACGCTTTTACTCGCCGGTGTTGTTATCGGCGGTGTTGCAGTTGCCATCGCCATGCAGAAAGTATGGGACGCTATCTTGGATGACAAGACAAGGGATCATCACGCTATGGCAAGCGGACAGGTGAGAAGCATGGGAGTGCCGTTTATCGTGGGCGGCGAGATGCTGAAAGTCCCAGGGGACACAAGTTTAGGTGCCTCGGCGGGGAACGTGATAAATTGTCGGTGCTCTGCAAGGTACACGCTGACCCCATAGTGCAGAAAATAATTGTTTACTTTCGGTAAAGTGTGTATACTAACCGAAAATGTATGCAAAAAGTTAACCTATTGTGAGGGACGATATGCCGAAAAAGGAAAAATCAGACACCGTAGAGACTAAGTATATCGGTGGTCAAATATCGGAGGTCAAGCAGGAGGAGCGCAACGGAGTTCCTGTTGGTCTTATTTCGGGGTACATCGCCACATGGGATTTAGATCGAGGGGATGACCAGTTCACAAAAGGGGCATTCAAAGAATCCATCGCAGATCACAAAAAGAAAAATCGCCCGATTCGATTCAAGGATAGTCATGGTCGTACAGTCGGAGGCTTTCCTATTGAAACCGTCAAAGAGGATTCCATGGGGCTTTTTGGGATCGCCGAAGTTAATCTCGATATCCAGCAGGGCAAGGAGTTGTACTCCCTCGTGAAGCAAGGCGTAATATCGGATTTCAGTATCGGTTTCAGTGTCAGGGATTTCGAGATAAGGGATGGCGTTAGGATTATCAGCAAGGCGATAGTCTGGGAGGGATCGGCGGTCGATGAGCCGATGAACGTAGCCGCCAATATCACCGATGTAAAAAATGACGCAGACGGAAAAGACGGCTTAGGTATTACAGAGCTTGAGGCTATGAGCGCAAAAGATATCGAAAAATATTTACGCGATTCGGGGATATTTTCCCGGAAAGCATGCACAGTGATAACTTCACATTACATCAAAGGGCAGAGTGATTCTGTTGGAGATGACCAGAGTGATTCTGGTGAGAGTGGAAACCCACTTCTTGAAGAGCTTCGTGGTTTACACGGGGTTCTTACAACTTCAACAGGAGGAAACAATGCCGGAGATGACGAAAGAGGAACGTGAGGAACAGGCAAGGCTCGTAAAAGAGATACGAGAAGCCACAGAGAAAAATGATGCGGAGTCCAAAGAGAAAGAAGGGAAGCTCAATGCGCGCCTTGATGAGCTTGAAGGAAAGAATCAGGAGCTTGTAGCCAAACAACTCGAAGCCGAGAAGAAGGACGCTGAGACCAAAGAGGCTATGGAGTTGCTTGAGAAAAAGCTTCTCCGTCTCCCCGCTGGTGGCGAAGATGCGCACGAAGCCAAGGAAGCTACTAAGGCTTTCGAGAAATTCATCGTTAAGGGCGAAGGCGCGCTTTCGGATGAAGAGCGGAAGTATCTCCGCACGGATTCCGACCCAGACGGCGGTTATCTTGCACCGGTAGAAACATCTACCGATATTATTAAGAGGATTACGGAGATCAGCCCTGTTCGGCAACTAGTGCGTATCCGCACAACTTCCAGGCGGTCTTTCGAGATCCCAAAGCGCAAAGGCATTCCAACAGCATACCGTGTAGGGCAGGGGCAGACGGACACGCAGTCCCAGAGTTCTTACGGTATGGAGACAATCAACGTAGAGCGCGCTACCGTTGATGTCCCTATCTCAATCGAGATGCTTGCCGATCCAGCGTTCAACATGGAGACCGAAATCAATCAGGATTCAGCGGAAGCCTTCGCAAAGCTGGAAGGCACTGAGTTTATTTCTGGTACTGGTGTTGGGCAGATGGAAGGTATCCTCACAAATGCCGATGTAGCGGAATTCAACTCTGGCGTTGCCGACAGTTTTGGTGGCGATGATCTTATTGATCTCACAGGCGAGCTAAAGGATGGCTATATTGGAAGGTTCCTCATGAACCGGAAGACCTTAGCTTTTACCCGTAAACTTAAGGACGGACAGGGGCAGTACCTGTGGCAGAATGGTCTTGCGGCGGGGCTTCCTAACACCATTAATGGCGATGCCTATGTTTCCGCTATTGATATGCCGGATATTGCGGCGAACGCATATCCTGTGGTATATGGTGATTTCATGAGGGCTTACCAGCTAGTAGACCATACCCAGACCAGCACCATAAGAGACATATTCAGCCTAGCGCGAGAAGGTAAAGTGCTGTTCATTATGCACAGGCGTTTCGGTGGCAAGGTCGTTCTCGCAGAGAGCCTTAAAAAGCTAAAACTTTCGGTATAATTTGCAGGGGGGCTTTAAGTCCCCCGCTTTAACTTAATTTAAGGAGAGATTAAAATGCAGAGAGACATGCATAACAACGTTGATGATAGAGTAGCCTTGAACATTCAGGCGATTTCTACCGACACTACCACAGCAGGGGCGATCATAGACACGGCGGGATATGAGTCAATTGAATTCATTATCCAGTCCGCAACTCTTACCGACGGTACATACACTGCGGTTTTGCAGGATGGCGATGATTCCGGTCTTTCTGATGCGGCTAACGTAGCCTCTGATTTTGTGCTTGGCACTCTGCCGGTCTTCGCTCTCACAGAGGATAACGTGACTAAGCGCGTTGGTGCTGTTCCGAAGAAAAGATATATTCGGCTTTCGCTGACATCCGCATCTACTTCAAGTGGTGGAACGCTTGGTGCTGTGGCTGTTCTTGGTAAACCACACTCTGCTCCAGTAGCGCAGTAACGGAATAACGGGGGCGCAAGCCCCCTTAATTACAAGGAGGGACTATGAAAATAGAATGTACAAGAGATTCCAAGTGGGGTAACCCAAGGAACGGAGGCTCACAGACCTTTAAAAAAGGGCAGGTTCTTGTTTGCGGCGAAGATGTAAAAGAGAGCCGTGCGGAGGATATGCTTCGTTGCGATTACGCCGTAAAGGTTGGTGATACAGAGGTCAAAGAGACCAAGGACAACAAGGGCGAAAAGGACGAAAAGACGGTGAAGGGCAAAGCCGAGGCGGAGACCAAGGACAACAAGAAGGGAACAACTAAATGAGTAACGTAGAGAACGGATATCGACCAGCTGTTTCGGGTGATAAAAACGCCCCATTTGTAGAGGGTGTCAATACACCTACGTCATTCAGCTTTGCCTTTACTGCTGGAGCGGCGAACGTAGCAGAAGTCGCTATCTCCGTCCTTGATGGTACAGCCGCTTTGCTTGCAGGCGCAAGACCATTCAAGGTGTGGCTAACCGACTCCGCTACAGGCGTAGGGCTTACCGCCACAGGTGCATCCGGCACGGTACAAGCTAAGTCTGCTTCCGGTGTTGACTTTGGTGTGTTAACGGCTAAGAAGGCAATAGAGGTACAGCCGCTGGCTACAGGGATCTACACACTAGAGATAACCGATACCTCCAAAACAGCGTTCTATGTTGCTGTTCAGTGTCCTTATAGTGGGCATGTAATAGTGTCACGGGTAATGGTCACTGGCGATTATGGTGCATAATCAGGCGTGGTCGGGTAATGACGACCACTACCTTATAAGCAGAAAGGGTTGATCAATGGTATGGTCTGGTAATGCTGGGATTGATTGGTATAGCGCAGTATCGCTAGGGCTTGTTCCCGGCATGTCAATTGTTCATAAATATGGTCGAAATGGGGCTGTTCCTAATGGTTCTTGGGAGGCAATAACTCCTTCGGGGGCTATTAACTTCCTGCAAGCCGCAACACCAGTAAGAATAAAGGCTGGTGGAAATGCCGCTGATACAGCCGCTGGGGCAGGAGCGCGAAAAATCACAGTCGAGGGGCTTGACAGTAATTTAGCCCTAGCGACAGAGGAGATCGTAACGGCTGGCGCAAGTGCAAGTTCTGTTACAGCCATATCATTTTGGCGTATATTCAGGGCTTATGTAAGCGATGATAGCACAGGTGCCTATGGAGGTTCGAATACAGGCGCAATCACTGTTGAAAATGGAGCAGGGGGAACCGATTTAATACAAATAGGATCGGGTGAAGGGCAAAGTCAATTCGGTAGCTATTCAATACCTGTGGGCAAAACGGGCTATGTTATAGGTGGCGATGCAACCGTGAATGGGGTGAAGGCGGCAAGTGTTAGAGGTTTTGTCAGGGCGAACCTGAATAAGGTCACTACTCCTTTTTCACCTAAGAAATTAAAAATACAGAGTGACGGTATCTTAGGCCAATCTGTTTTAATCTCTAAATCGGCGAGAATAATTCTCCCCCAGCTTTCTGATATATGGTTTGAGGCGAATGGTGGCGGAGCGGCTACAGAGGCAAGCGTTGATTTTGAGATTCTTTTGGTGGACAACTGAATGGTTTGGCAGGGGAATCCAGGTTCAGACTATTACTTAGAGTTGGCAAAGGGAAGGGTCGAGGGTCATTCCCTCCTTCATAAATTTTCTCATGCCGATGCTCTCGGAACAACACTTATAGATTTATGGTCTGCCAATATAGCTTATCCGTGGCTTACAGCAGCAAGCATTTTGAAAGTGTCTAGTACGGATGCAACGGATACATCGGCTGGCGCAGGCGCAAGAACGGTAGAAATATTCGGTTTAGATTCTGATTATAAGGAGATAAACGAGACTGTCAACCTGAATGGTCAAACATCGGTAGATACCACTGAGGAGTATCTTCGCATTTACCGAGTTATTGTAAGGTCTTCCGGTACGTTCGATTCTGCTAATGCAGGTGAAATCTGGGTAGGAACAGGAACAGTGACAGCAGGTGTTCCCGCTGTTAAGCTTTCTCATGTAGAAGTAGGAAAAGGGCAATCTCAGATGTCTCAATATACTATACCTGCGGGCAAAACAGCATATCTTGTTACTTCTGTGATTACAACCAATGGTGATAAAGAAGTAGAATTTCAGTATTATGTGAGACCGCTTAATGAAGTATTCCAAGTAAAATTCGAAAATCATCTTTATAGAGATAGCCTGCCTGCAAATTACAAAGTACCGCATCTGATGATTGCAGAAAAATCAGATATTACTATCAAGGCAAAAGTGGGTTCTGGCACAGGCGCAGTCTCGTATGAATACGATCTTGTTTTGGTAGATAATTAAAGGTCTAAGTGTATGAGCATAGTAAGCTTAGCTGATGATCTACTACCATTCCTGGAGCTGTCTGCCGATGACTCTAATGGCAATGTCGCACGAGTACAGGACGGCGTAGAGGGATTCCTTAAGAGCTACACCGGTCGAGAGTGGGAGTCAGCGTCTTTCAAAGAGGAGATCCCTTGCAATACTCGGAATAGCATGTATTCGGTATTCGTAAAGAATGCTCCGATAACCAAGATAACTAAGGTGGCGATAGGCACTAACACAGCCCTGATTATCACGAATACAAATGCATCGACATCGGCAATCGTGAACGTGAGCGCGCTTGGAGTAGTGCTTACCTACAACGGATCGGACACATCCGGTGATTTTACTTTCGTCAACAATGTGACAATAGCCGCTCTCGCGACATCGATTAATGGTGCGGGTAGCGGGTGGTCTGCGACCGTGATATCTGGATTCGAGTCTTATCTATCAACCGAGCTAGTGCCACGCTTTGGGGCGGAGTCTATCAACTCTACCGAGATAGGAGTCGAGTTACCGGCGCAGGGGTTGACGGACATCGAGGTGAACGCCGATATAGGTGAAATATCACGCGTAGCAGGATTTAGAAGCATAAGCAATAGCCTGCACGGTTCAAAAGTATATGTTCATTACACAGGCGGTTATTCGGCAGCGGATATGCCTAACGATATTAAACATGCGGTAATGACGATGGTCTCGTATATCTACAAGAAACTTATATCAGGAGAGTTTGGCGTAGAGCAATGTAGTATTGCCGGAATATCAGCAACCTTTACAAAGGACGGTTTCCCTAAAGAGGCGATGGACACTATGAACATGCGCCGAAAGAGGAGGCTGTAATGAGTTGCCTTCGTGGGGATAGGGTCTCTGTTGTTTTACAGACAAGCACTCCCACGCAAACACCCGAAGGTAGCTGGGAGCCAAACTGGTCAAACACAGAAACCATGTCCGTCATATTGCAACCAATAAGAGGTGGCAAGTCATACATGCAGGGCAAGGATAGCGTGATCGCTAATTATCGCATGTGGGTAGACGGCAAAAAAGATGATCGTACAGCGAGAACAATATCTGAAAGCCAGCAAATAATATATGGTTCACGCCGGTTTAATATTTTGTTTGTAGCCGACCAGCTCGAACAAGGCTCTATGTACGTTGTCGATATGGTGGAAGTGCCATTTGACAAAGGAGCCTCTGATGATTAATTGGAAGGGCGATAAGCTTAGGAAAGTATACGAAGACCTGGCTATGATGAGACTAATAAAAGCCGGAAGACTTGTGGAAAAAATGGCTAAACATATAGCGGCGGTTGACACAGGTAAAATGAAGGCAACTATTACCACAAACTGGACGGGCGGTAAAGAGTCTAGCAAGGTGGGAAGGCTGGCTAGGAAGACCAGGCTGACAAGCAGTAAAACGGGGCGCATTGTAACGAGTGAGCCTGTCACAGGGATAAGCCCACCTCTTACACCGTTCACCGTTATCATAGGCTCTAACGCTAAGTATGCGCCCTTCGTAGAGCTAGGGACATCGAAGATGTCTGCCCAGCCTTTTCTAAGACCCGCATTATTCGGCGCAAGAAATGCGATACGAAAAATCATGGGGGTAGGGTAGGTGGCGACAAAGGAATTATTCGGGGCCATTCTTACGCATTTCAACGTAACGAATGATTTTAATACGGCCGTAAGCGGTCAACTTGCCGCCTATAAGGCGGAGAACGCTCCCTCGTTCCCACACGCTGTCTTCACACTGATTAGCGATGATCCCGAATATACATTCACTGGCAATAATCTTGAAGTGGCATTAATGCAATTCAGCATTTATGACAACAAGGCGGCTATTGGTACGGTACAAGACGCACAGCAGAAGTTGTGGGATTTATTCGATGATGCGGTAATAACGATGGCAGGATTTACGCAACTGGCATTTATTCGAGGGCAAACACTCCTCAAGCGAGGCGAAGTAGATCGACCGGAAATATGGGCAAGTCACACAGTATACGAAATAACGTTTCAAAAAACATAGGAGGTAACAATGGCTAAAATTCATGGTAAGGGCGGGGACGTAGATACAGGATCGAGTGTATCGGGTATCAACGCATGGACACTCTCGCACGATGGTGAGGCAGCGGAGACAACGGATTTCGCATCCGCTGGGACAAAAGAGTACATCCCCGGATTAACGGGTTGGGCGGGAACATTCGCGGGGTTTAAAGACGGTCCGCCGATAGCACCTAATAGCATTGTATCGTTAAGCCTCGAAGAGGTAGCGGGTAGTGCGACTGAAAAATACACTGGCTCTGCCATTGTCACCAACCATTCGGTAGATACTAATACTGCTGGGGTAGTGACATATACCTATACATTCGTAGGAACGGGCTTGCTTACACCGGCATCGGCGTAATAAGGAGATAAGAGTATGGCTAAAATTCATGGTAAGGGCGGAGATGTTTACGGTATCGATGTAGTCGTTGATGACTGCGAAGACGCATGGGATGAAGGTGGTGCGGATGCAGGATCTACCCCAAGCACTACGGCGGGTAAAGTAGGGACAAATGCGGCACGGGCTACGACAGTAGCTGTAGGAGCGGTTGCCACGTTAATGAATGAGGCTGTGGCGAGTACCGACTACTCGGCTTATGGAGCGGCGGTATTCTGGGCGAGATCGAGTCTGGCGAGTCTTATTGCGGGTGACCTGCAATTGCGAGTTGACGATACAGCGCAGACAGTCAGCCCGCTAGAAACGCTTGATCTTGGGGCTATGGCTACAGCAGATACATGGTACAGGCATCTAAGCAAGTTTGTCACCCCCGCTAATCTAACGGCGGTAATAAGTCTTGGGCTAGGGCAAGTAAACGATCTGGGTGATGGCACGTTCGATATAGACGATGTGAGGTTCGTCAAGCGGATAGCCGGTATAAATGCTTGGACGTTGAGCTATGACGGTGAGGCGGCCGAGGTAACTGACTTTGCCTCTGACGGTACGAAAGAATATATCCCTGGCGCAAGTGGTTGGGCGGGAACGTTTGCAGGATTCAAAGATGGTCCGCCTCTCGACATCAATGCCGAGGTTGTAATGGCGTTCCAAGAAGGTCCGGCTGTAGGGCAAAGCTATCTAGGGAATGTTATTATCACAAACCAATCGACGGACGTGAACAGTGCGGGTGTTATAACGTATTCGTATACCTTTACCGGCACTGGCGACCTACAAATACCAACGGCTTAATGAATGGCGATTGCGGGATATTTTACGATGGTGACCGTCAAGTGGGCGGTTGCTACAGTTGGGTTGTCGATACCAAGCTCGGCGTTCAACCGTCCGACAAGTGGAAAAACTTTAAGGTGCTTAGCCGGTCAATAAAAACTGAGCGATGGTGGTTATTTGAGAATATTACAGCGTTTACGGTTAAGCTATACGAGATGAAAGGCGATGATCTTATATACGCTAATAGTGCGGATATAAAAAGCATCGTTGTCTCGCCATTTGAATTGGGCGAAGAACAGTCGCACGAATTGCTAATGAAATTTTAAAGGAGGGAACTGATATGCCAATAGGCGAAATTGCTGGAGCCGAAACAGCTACGATTAAACTTGGCGATAAAGAGTACACTCTATCGGCGTTGACATTGAATGATTACGCTGCGGTAGAGAACGACATGAAAGAAGCTGAGCGCAAAGAACTGGTCAAGCTCACAGAGGGAATGGGATTTTCTCCTACTGAGAGGGTGGAGTATATCGGTGAAAAGCTTGCCAAGATAGACATTGTTACAGCCATGTCCTCGCAGTCCAAGAGAAGCATCGTCTTCCTTGCATACCATTCTATTAAGCGCAAACACCCTGATATTGAATATGACGATGTGGCAAGCCATATGACCGTAGACAAGATGACAGAGATAGCAGGCAATGTATCGATCATCATGGGAACAAGCTCAAAAAAAGCGAAGGGGCGAGCGAAGAAAGCAACGAGGAAATAAGCTGGGATTTATCGTTTGCCCTGTTAAGCAGGTATTATGGAATGTCGCCAAGCGAGATTCTGGGATTAACGTTCAAGCAATTTACTTTGTATATGGATAATATAAACAGGATAAGCAAGATGGAGAATGGTGGCGGTGATGGTGAACAGCAATCGTCCACTACGTCTCCGTCCGCTCTCCGAAATGCCATGATTAGCCGTGGCGCGAGAATGCCTAAGAGGAAATGATATGCCAGAGAAATTAGCCGAAGCCTTTGTCGAACTCAAGCTCAAAGTAGATGAGCTAGAAAAGGGCTTAAAGAAGGCAGAGAAAAAAACCGAGAGTTCGGCGAAGAGGATGGCGAAATCTGCCGCAAAGATTGCTATTGCGTTCACGGCGGTAGCCGCAACAATTGGCGCAGTAATGGGCGCAAAGTTGGTCGAAATAGCTTCTGACTTTGAAGAGACAGAGGCTAAATTCAAAACTGTATTTGAAGGACTGGAAAGCAAGGCAAGATCTTTCTCCGATGAACTTGTAGCATCTTTTGGTGTATCCACGAGGGAGGCGCAGTTCTTCCTTTCGTCAATACAGGATTTGCTTGTGCCGATGGGCATTGCATCCGATAAGGCTGCCGATCTATCGTTTGAAACTGTCAAACTTGCTACCGATCTCGGCTCCTTTAACAACTTACCAACAGCACAGGTATTGGCAGACATGCAATCTGCGCTTGTCGGTAATTTTGAGACGATGAAAAAATATGGCGTTGTCTTGAACGAGACTGTTATAAAGCAGAGGGCGTTAGAGTTAGGGCTGGGTGACGCAACAGGCAAGGTGAATGCCGCCGAAAAAGCTCAAATAGCCCTAATGCTCATAACTGAGAGTAGTGCGGCGGCTATCGGTGACTTCGCGAGAACATCGGATGGGTTTGCTAATACGCTGAAAATTGTTAAAGCGAGGCTTGAAGATGCGGCAGGGGAAATGGGGAAAGCATTACTACCTGCGGCTAAGGAGTTGCTAACGATCACATTAAAATTAATACCGGTAATGCTTGATTTCGCCAGGGCTGTCGGTCTGGACGGAAGAACCGCCACGCAGAAACTGATTAAAGAGATCGAGGTGCTGAAAAACCGACAGGGAGAATTGCTACAAAGCCTACGCTCATTATCGCCACAAACAGAGCTATACGCCGCCAGAGTTTTAGCCTTAAAGAATGTATCCAATAAACTCGAAGCCGCACAGAAAAAAGTAAACGAGGAGAGTGGTAAGAACAAGGATATTGTCACCAAGAACATTGTTGCTATCGAAAAGTTGAACGTAACCACTGATAAAGCAAAAAACTCTGGGAAGGAACTAGAAAAAACATTCACAGAAACATGGGACTCCTTCGCCGAGGGTGCAAAGTTTGCCGCCGACACCGCAAATGACCAGTTTACAGCAATGGCACAGGCTGGCAGAGACTTTACAAGCGGATTCAGAAGAGAGCTATCTAGCACTTTCGTGGATGCAATGAAAGGTGATCTCGGTACAGCCGAAGAGATTTTCAATAAATTTGGTGGGGTAGTTGTTGGGGTGATCGCTAATATGGCGGCTGAATGGGTAGTCGCTACGATTGCCACTAATGGTTTCGCTGTAGCCGCACAACTGGCGTGGGCATCTACTCTCGGACCTATCGTATTGGTCATCGCCGCTATTGCGGTAGTGGCTAATAATTTCGATGCAATAAAGGAAAAATTCGATGCCTTCTTTATTGCAATTGGTGACGTTATAGGCTTCCTTTTCCAGATGTTTAAAGATATCGCTATTAAAATGAAAGAGGTCTGGACGGGTGGCGAGAAGGGGACTGGTGAGACAGCTCTCGGAATAAATGTACCTTTTGTAAAATTCGCAGACGGTGGTATCGGCGAAGGCTTCGATCCCGGCATAATACGCCAGCCGACCTTCAATGCGGGTGGTAGCCAGCTAGCAGGTGAAGCCGGACCGGAAGCTATCGTACCGTTAAAGAATGGGGCAATCCCTGTATCCATGAGTGGCGGTGGCGGTGCAAGTACTATTACTCTCGTGTTAAAAGCAGGCGATGATGTTATGGCGGCTATTGCCTCTGGTCTTGAAGCGATGTCAGAGGATGGCAGACTTAAGCTCGACAAAAGCGCGATTCACGACAGGGCGGCAATTTAGAGATGAGATTCATGTATGATAACGATGCTGACAAAG